CCTGCTCCAAATGTAAATATTCCACCACCACCACAACCAAATATTAATGTGTCAGCGATTCTTCCAAGAACAAATCTTCCCAGAGACTTTTATCTAACAGGGTCTCAAGCATACGTTCCTAAATTCGTTGTAGAATAAAAAAAGGGCAGATGTTCAATCTGCCCTTTCTTCTACCTTAACTTACGCAGACCATGATGTGCCACGATATATACCGTGTTTCATCTTGGAACTATTCTGTTTAGGTAAGTTTTTGTAAGATACTCCTCTGTAGACACCAGAGTCGATTGCGACTCCTTTTTCTATTGCTTGAGGAGTGACCTTGATACCGCGATAGTATTCCATAACACTTCTCCCTTAATTTTAGTTAAAAGAAATGCGTTCCTTCGACTTTCGGTCTCGTTCGGCGATCGCCTACTAGCTAACCCACAGTGTGGAGGTTTTCAGGTCTACTTCCGTCTATCAGTCACAACACGAGCATGAACAACATTTACAGCAGTTACATAACGTCATATTTTTCTCCTAATAGATGAACGTGATACAACTATTTATAAGAATAAAAAAGGGGATCCGAAGATCCCCTTTCTCAGTTAAGTTAAACTAACCTTAGTCGTCTTCAGCCAATTTAGCAAAGTATGACAATGTGTCATCTTCATCTTCATCGGTGTTACTGACAACAGTGGCAGGAGTCTTCTGATCAACAAAGATTTGATCTTCAACATCACCAGTTTGTTCAGCTACTTTCTCAGCAGTTGTAACTTTTGCACCACCAGCAAGAACCATATCTAATTTGGTTTTCAATTCTTCATAAGACTTGAAGTTTTTAGGATCTACGATTTCTGCAAGAGAATGCTGAGTACCCCAGAGTTCTTCAATCGCTTCATCAGATTCAGCGACAGGTGTAGGAGTTGACTCAAACTCAGACTTGTCATAGTTTCTATAACCATCAACTTGTCTTGCTTTTAGTTTGAAGTTAACACCTTCCCAGAAATCAAAAGGGTTTACTGGAGTTTCGTCCTCGAATTGAGGTTGCATAACGTCTTTGATTTTATCAAAGATTTTCTTACCGAACTTGTAAAGCATTACCTGTCCTTCGTTTGAAGGATTAGCAGGATCTTTTACAACAAGAACATTTGCATAGTAAGAAAGTCTACGCTTCTGTTTACGAGCCAGATCTTTGTTTGCCTCGACACCACTGTTCCACAGTTCGCTGTTCAATTCAGAAACTGGATCCTGTTGGTTTAGAGTTGTGAGGGAGTTTTCGATGTACCACTTACCAGTTGGACCTTGGAACCCATGATTAAACATTCTAACCCATGGAAGTTCCTCGCCTTTTGGGGCAGGTAAAAAACGAAGAACGGCATAACCGTTACCAGCGGAATCTACTGAGAGTTTCCACTCGTTACCATCGTCTTTTTTGTAGTTGGTTTGAGGGGCATCTATTTTTTCGACCTCTTTCATTAGGTTGTCGAAAGAACCTCTTGCTTTACGCAAGTCAGACAGTGTATTAAACGACATATTTTTTCTCCTGTATAGCGTTATATTTACGTTGTATATTTTGTCCTTTATCAGCGGACGAATTATTTATAAAGATTCTCACCTATATATTTCATTTCATCTGTTAATTTGACAAATGGTCGATATTTTCTTATGAGCAAATGTATGCCTTCTAAGAAGATATCTGGTGTATTATCGCTTATTTTAAACAATTTGTCAAGCAAAACTAACGTCTCAATTGAAATTTTTTTTCCAAGATATAGACGATATACTAATGCATGTTGTCCTTGATCAGCGACAAACGGATTAGAGATAGATTCTTTTTCCATCTCTAACTTTAACAGTTCGACATCTTGCTCGAACTGATAAACTCTTCTTGCTTTACGCGACTTCCATTCCTGATAAACTTCTGAAGCACGAGTGTCAAAAATCCCGCCCCATTTATCTCCAGAAACAAAGTTAGCTACAAGCAAATCAATAATCTCTTTCTTTTTATAATCACGTGCAAGTTTACGCATTGTTATAATATCTTTCCTTTTCAGGAATGCTTTCTCACTCGCCTTTACACCACCACGTGTTTTTGTAATATCGTATTTTTCGGTTGTAAAGTGGAGTTTGAGAGCAAGATATAATTTGTAAACTTCAAACGGATCCATTACAAAGGCAACTTCCCAGACTTCTCTCCTTTGAGAAGATTAAGGTCAGCTGCTTCAACTGCAATCTTTTCTTTTAAGTTTGCAGTAAGCAATTTTTTGACAGATTCTATTTCCATATTATTCTTTTCACAGAATGCAACAATGGTATCAATATAACCTGACTTAGTTCTCACAGCTTCTTTTTCTATGTGTTGTGAGAAATCAGACGAACTTTTAAATTGTTTAGTGATAAGATATTCATCAGTAACCTCTGATGGGTCTGTATTCATATCATTATCAACTACTACTTTCGGCATCGTATCTCCGTTTCCATTCTCTAATATATTCAATGGCATCTTGACTCCTTTTTATATAGGGTGTATCACATCGCGTATGTTCAGCTTCTCCTTTCCTATCGAATTCATACACAACAGGATGCTCGAATGCATCAGCTATTTGTTGAATCGAATATGGATAGTTAGATCCGAAATGCGCTTCCTTAATTTTCTTTTCCGCACTAACGAGATTTGCAACTCCCATGGCAACGTCTTCAACCCATGTAAAATCTCTAGTTTTATTACCAGTTCCAAATATCCTGAGACTCTCACCTCGTTCAACTTGGTTTTTAAATGCTCTGATCACAGTACTGTGTTCTCCGTAGTCTGCTTCTCTTGGACCATATACGTTGTAAAAGTACATTAAGTGATATTGCAAATTAAAACTTCTTTGATAAAAATTCAATGTTTCCTCACACATAGCTTTTCCAAAGGTGTAAGGGTTTGAGTATGCATCGCTAAAAATATTACTTGATGATGTTGCAAAATATAATGGACAATTATACCGCAAAGCATACTCGCAGACAACCACTGTTGGGTTTATATTATTTAAAATAGACTCTGCAGGATTATCAAAAGACAATCTAATTCTAGGTGTATTTGCTAAATGAACGATAGCGTCGCATGGTGGTATAATAGCACTACAAACATCCTCGAACATATAATGAACATTCGGTCTGTGTGTAACAAACTTACCATTTCTTTGATCATCTATAACGGTGACTTCGTAACTTGCTTCTGCAAATAACTCAACTAAATGGCTTCCAATAAAACCACAACCACCAGTAACTACAACGTGCATTCTTAATCCATTGGTGTATAAAATATATGTGTGTCAATCTTAGCTGTAACTTTCATTCGTTCTGCCCAAGTTGGATTCACATAATCTGCATGATAAAAAAGTGCACCATCTGTTAGATCCATTTTTGATTCCATTGCATAAAGTGATAATGTATAAATGGCTTGGTATTTTTTAGTATTATTGACAGTATCTGGTTTACCGTCGCAATACCAAGAGAATTGACAGCGATGTCTATAAGGATATCGCTTTCCATCTTTTTTTGACTTATAATGTGGTGCTTCATAAACTACTTCACAAACTGTGTTTGGAAATTCTTCGGCTTCCACTCGGTTCATAGTTACATCTGCAACAGCCAACATTCCAGCGGTAGACTCGTTTCGAGCCTCATGGTATATATTTTGAGCCAAACATGCAACTTGCGGATTAACTCTCATACCTGTTTGCGTTTCAATATCAGCAATAGGGTTTGTAGCTAGTGCGATAAGTATCGCACCGAATGTATCTAGAAAATTCATAAACAGTCTCCTTTTCTAATAAATGAGGACTTCTGTTGCTAGGCGTCCTCTGACCCCGAGTGATTATGCAGCTAGTGCGTAATCCTCAAATGCAAAGTTATCGTTTGCGTTTGATTTAGTTCTTACGATTCCTACCAAATCCATACGGATAGTTAGAGGTTGCTTGCACACCTGTTCTCCACTTACCTAATCAATACCAGTCGATCCTAATTCACCCCCATGAAAAAAACTTTTAATGGTGGTGGAGGTGGTGGGAATTGCACCCACGTCCTGCATACCTTTTGGTTTGCTTCAGCGAACTCTGTATTTATACCTTAATTTGTATGAATAGTCAAGCATTATCGTAGATCGAAATCTGTTCCTAGCATGTGATCAACTTTCGCTTCACCATCATTACTCCATACGAGGACTTCTGGATTATCGTATAAGAAGTCGCAAGACTTACAATAGTCTGGATAATCTCCTGTTCTATGCCCTTCGCGTAGTTTCTCATATTCTTCACCATACCATATATCTACAAGACTCATTTCGTCTGCATGACCTAATACTGATTTGGCTTCATTAGGTTGACCCATAGTCTGACAACAAGGAGTAACACCACCACGACTTCCATCATTACCGCCAGAGCGAATTGTAATCTCATTACTAAATGGTCTACCACAGGTTCGTTTCTTTTCAGATTCTCTTCCATAAGCTGGATCGTAATTACCACTCCAATTGTGCATCTTCCAAATATAACCAGTAATGCCCATTTTGTTTACAACATTATCTTGATAAAGTTTTGTTTCTTCTTTTAATTTGTCATTATCTAATATTAGATGATAAGTAGAAACCTTACAATCGCTTCCTACTTTTTCGATGTAATCTTTTGCTTCTTGAATACGACCCATTAGATCGTCAAAACTATGTCCTGCTTTATTCTTCATCCAATGACTATATGTGTCATTATTATAACCTATACAACTGTAACGAATAAATTTAAGTCCAGCCATAATACATTGTTTCAGGAGATCTCCTGTGAGTTTACTTCCATTAGTATAAATGAAACTATCAAATCCATAATCAGTACAAAGCTGAACATACTTGTATAAGTCTTTAGCCATTGTTGGTTCACCTGAACCTTCAAGGTTGATAATTGGTTTTCCGTTGAGTTGTTTTAGGATATTCTCGAAAAGGTCAAGTGGCATTTTTCGAGTCCAATCTTTGCCACGTCCAACTGTTTGTGGGCACATGTCACATTTGAAGTTACATCCACCGAATACTTCGATGACTGCTCTTCCCATTTCAGGTAATTGTTTATCTAACATTCTCCGATTCCCAAATATCTCTGGCGTTGAGTAATAACTCTACATAATTATCACGCTTTTCTATAAACACTTGGGGTTCATCTCCTTCGACTGCGATCATAATCACACTCTGATCAATCGGTATGTCTGTTCTTTCTTCATACATTATAGCATATGCTGCAGCTTGTGCAAAGTAATTATCAATCCATTCTTTACGTTTTGGTTTTGCTGCAGTTTTAAAATCAATAACTGATAGTTTTCCTTCATATTCAGCAATACAATCAACACGTCCAGCCAAGCGTAAGTGTTCGCTGTATAGTGCAACTTCTTGCCCGTGTATATTATTTATGCGGTCTAAAAGTGGTCTGAATTTGTTGAACATCTCCTGATCAAGTAAGGACATATTTGATGTATCAATCTCTTTGTTGTTTAGTATATCTTCACATAACAAGTGTATCTTAGTACCACGAGTCGATGCTTTTCTACTTACCTTATTGGCTTCCTCGCTTCCAACACGCTGTCTCCACTCCATGATGGCTTGACGTGTTAAGACGCTGAGTACTGTTGTGACGGATGGATATGCCTCGCCAGAAGCAGTATAGTAACGTCTACTGCCGTCTGGCGAGGTCTTACTGTTTGCAAAATCTGCAAGTTCTTTTACATGTTTGAACATTTGTACTCCATGAGCAATCTTACTATTATACTACAATGGAGTAAAAAGTCAAGCGTTTTATGTAGTGTATTGTGCCTCGTATTGTTCCCTTGCGAGGATATATTCTTTTACAATATCACTTCTAACGATGTCTTCAGGTGTAAATTCAAACACTTTGAATGAAGGCATCAAGTCAGCAATCACCATAAACTTCTGGAGACCTGACATATCGTTTCGTTTTGAATATAAGTCTGATTGTTTAAAGTCACCTGCAAAGACAACCTTACTTCTATGCCCAATACGAGTCATGATTGAATTCAATTCCATGTCATTCATATTCTGGCATTCATCTACAATAATGATTGCATCATCAAGTGTAATACCTCTTATAAAAGATGTGATCATCCAATCAATACGTTTTGATTCTTGTAAGCGTTCAAACGCTTGTTGTTTATCAGGGAATAATTCTTGACACATATCAATGTATGGTCTCATATATACTTCGGTTTTTTCTACTTCATTTCCAGGAAGGTGACCGATGTCTCTCGATGCGACTGCAGATCTACACACGACAACCTTACTGTAAGATGTGCCTTTGTCTAGAACTTCTTCTAATGCTTTGTATAGTGCGATAAAAGTTTTACCTGTCCCAGCAGAGCCATGTAATAGCATACAGGAAGAGGTTGGATAAGCATCATAAAATGCTTTTTGAGTGGGTGTTAATGGGTCGAATATATCTAAGTCAGATATTTTTGGTTGGAGTCTATTGTTTCCTTTTTTGAATTGTTGTTGGTTTGCGTCTTGTATTAGTTGAAGGCTCGGTTTGCGTCTCGACATTTATTGACCTTATGGTTAGTGGGTTAATCGTTATAATCTAGCCCCCTGTGATTTGGGTGTCACGTCTTCCACATTTTTCATAATATAAGAAATGATTGCTTTTGCATCGCTTGATAGCAAAAAGCTGTTGTGTGCTGTTTTCATACAATTGAGTGTATACTGTGGGTCAGCGGATCTTAAATCTGATTGTGTGTATGGTTTGTCTTGATCACCGAAGATATTAAGGCAAAATAAAACCATTTCTACCTCTTCTTCAGAATAAAGTTTGATAGCTACTCCAAGAGGAGTTGTCTCCCTATACTTCTTTGGGAACTGTATAATCTTAGCAGACATATTTTATTTATTACGAGACGACTTTTACGCCATACTTTTTTTGAAATAAATCCGCGTCTTTTCGATTATTTACCATTGGTTCGCCTTTTATGTTCAGAGAAGTATTTAGTAACATAGGAATTCCTGTGTGTTTCTTCCATTGTTTTAGCAATCTATAAAGACCTGAATGCTGTTTTCTTGTTACAGTCTGTACCCTGCTTGTTCCATCCTTATGTACGATAGCTGGATACATTTCGCGGTCTTTTGCCTTCACTATATATTGCATATAAGGACTTGAAAATCCTTTTTCAACATAGAAGTGTTTGTGAACATCCTCTTCTAAAATAACAGGTGCAAAAGGTCTAAACTCTTGGCGTTGTTTTATTTTGTTTACAAGATCTTTCATTTCTTGACCTGTAGGATTAGCGAACAGACTTCTATTACCTAACGCTCTTGGACCAAACTCAGCTTTACCATTTGCAACGCCCACAATATTGTTTTCTAATAACTCTTCCATAATATGTCTGATTGGATACTTACCTTTTATTTCTTCTCCAATATATGGTGTTTCCCAATTTAACATTTGCATCTCACCAGCTGCAATCGCACCAATAGAACTTCCTGCATCTCCAGGATTTGGCATCACCCAGACGTTTTTGAAAAACTTATGAACGTGTCTATTTGCTAGACAATTTAATGCACAACCGCCCATAAGAACTAGGTTATCTGATTTAGTTAGTGTTTCTGTATAACTTAAAAGTTTAATAAATTCTTCTTCATAAACTTTTTGTGCAGATGCTGCAAGGTCGAAATGGTCAGCCTGTGGAAAGAATTTTCTACATCCATTATGAAAGTTGTATTTGTATTGTAACATCTTTCGCATTTCTTCTGCATGAATTGGCTTTCCATAAGCTGACATACCCATGAGGATATATTCATCTTCATTTG